CCAAGATCCGGTCCGCGCTGGTCATCAAGCAGGCCGCGGCGGGCGCCACCAAGGTTACCCCGGCCGATCCGACGTTCGACCCGGACGCCTCGACGTTCGCGATCGTCGACACCACCGGCGTCACCTACCGTCGCGGCGACACCAACGCGGCCGTGACGACCGCGGGCTCGCCGTACCTGATCGCCGAGGGCATGGACCTCACGGTCTACGCCGTCTCGAACGCGGGCTACTTCTTCGACAACAACGTCGAGGACGAGTGGACCTTCCGCGGCACGGCTGGCGCGTAGTTCGCTGAGCTGAACCCATGGCGAAGTTCCACGGACGGGTCGGGTTCGGAGAGTCTTCCGAGACCAAGCCGGGCGTGTTTGCTGACGTCATCGTGGAGCATGTCTACTATGGCGACGTCGTTCGAAATAGTAGAGGTCTTCAACAAGGCGAGAATTTGAACAAGGATCTCGCCGTCAGCAATTCGATCAGCATTGTGGCAAATGCTTACGCAAGTGAGCATTTCTTCGCCATCAAGTACGTGGAATGGGCGGGGAAGCTCTGGACAGTCTCCGATGTGGAGGTTCAGGCTCCCCGCCTTATTCTTCAACTGGGGGAGGTGTACAATGGGCCACTCCCGGCTTGATCTCCAGGCTCTCTTCGAGGGTCTTGTAGAGAGCGTCTATTTCCAGCCCCCGGCGAACATCCAAATGCAATACCCGTGCATCATCTATTCACGGGATGGATCTTCGCCGGACTACGCGGACAACGAGCTGTATCGACACGCCAAGCGGTACCAGGTCACGGTCGTCGACCGAGATCCCGACACCGAGCTCGCAGATAAGGTCGAAACGCTGCGTTACGCAAAGTTCGAGCGTTTTTTTCCTGCGGACGATCTCAACCACTACGTCTTCACCCTCTTCTTCTGAAAAGGAGCCCTTCAGCATGACAGTTCTGACCTGGGACAACGTCGGAGATCGCCGGTACGAGACCGGCATCGATCACGGTGTCCTTTACCAGCTCGACGCGCTCGGCGAGTACGTTGACGGCGTGCCTTGGAACGGTCTCACGACCGTCACCGAGTCACCTTCGGGTGCGGAGTCCAACAAGCAGTACGCGGACAACATCGTCTACGTGAATCTCATCTCCGCCGAGGAGTTCGGCGGCACGATCGAGGCTTTCACCTACCCGGACGAATTCGGGCAGAACGACGGTACGTCGGAGCCCGCTCCGGGCGTGGCGGTCGGGCAGCAGGGGCGTCGTCCCTTCGGCCTGGCCTACCGCACGCTCATGGGCAACGATGTCGAAGGCCAGGATCACGGCTACAAGCTGCACATGGTCTACGGAGCGCAGGCCTCGCCGTCGGAGAAGGCGTACGCCACGGTCAACGACTCGCCCGAGGCGGCCTCGCTCTCGTGGGAGTTCACGACCACGCCGATCAGCGTCACCGGTCGCAAGCCGACGTCCATCCTGACGGTCGACTCCACCAAGTCGGACCCGGCCGACCTCCAGGCCCTCGAGGACATCCTGTTCGGGACGGTCGCCGACGATGCCCGGCTGCCCAGCCCCGACGAGGTCATCGCGCTGTTCACCGATGGCGCGATCAATGTCAACCTGGCGCTGGCGGCCAACAACCCGACATTCGTCGAGGCCACCGGCGTCCTCACCCTTCCGGCCGTCACCGGCGTGCAGTGGAAGGTCAACGGCGTCAACAAGGCCCCGGGGGCGCAGCCCGCGATCCTTGCGGGGGCCACCATCGAGGTCACGGCCCACGCGCAGGCGGGCTACAACCTCGTCGGCGACGACGCGTGGACGTTCCAGCGCACTCCGTAGTCGAATAGCATCGCACGCGGTCGTGACTTCCAGGTAAAGGTCGCGGGGTGCAGCTGAACAAGTGTCCTTTTACTCTCCGGGGCCGTTTCAGCTGTGGGAGATGACATAACCGGACTACCGCGTGCATGCACAAAAAGATGAAAGGAGGGCTAGAGAATGCTCGCAATCACAGTTGGTGGCAGTGACGTCTTCGACGAAAGCATCGACAAGTTCGGTACTCAAGGCGGAGTCGAGCTCCAGCTGGAGCATTCTCTGGTTTCCCTTTCAAAATGGGAGTCAGAGTTCGAAAAGCCCTTTCTGGGCAAAGAATCTAAGACGACGGAAGAGGTTCTGTCGTATGTTCGTTGCATGCTTCTGACTCCAAATCCCCCGGAGGATTTTCTCCAGAAGCTTTCTAAAGAGAATCTGGAAGTCATAAACGCGTACATCGAGCGCAAGATGACGGCTACATGGTTCTCGGAACAGCCCGGAGCTCCAGGCTCTCGGGAGGTCATCACGGCAGAGCTCATCTACTACTGGATGACGGTGTTCAGCATCCCGTTCGAGTGCGAAACCTGGCATTTGAACCGGCTGTTTACCCTCATCCGGATCTGCAACGTCAAACAGTCCAAGCCTAAGAAGATGAGCCGAGCCGAGATCGCCGCTCGTAACCGAGAACTCAATGCCCGACGCAAGGCGCAGTTGGGCACGCAAGGATAGAAAGGAGGCCGCATGACTGCTCTTGTCTGGGATCAAGTGGGTGACCGCCGGTACGAGACCGGCATCGATCGTGGCGTCCTCTACCTTCCCAACGGAGGCGCGATCCCCTGGAACGGGTTGACCTCGGTCACCGAGGCACGCTCCAGGGAAGTGAAGTCGTACTACCTGGACGGGGTCAAGTACCTCGATCGCCACGTTCCCGGATCATACGGAGCCAAGCTGTCGGCGTTCACATACCCGGACGAGTTGGAAGACCTCCTCGGCAATCCCGAGTTTGCTCCGGGGGTTACTGTCCACGATCAACGTGCTCGATATTTTCACCTTTCGTACCGCACCGGGCTAGGTAACGATCTTGAGGGTAGGGATTTCGGGTACAAGATTCATGTCGTCTACAACGTCACGGCTTCTCCGAGCGACGTTGGGATCGACACCGTCAGCGACAACATCACGCCCAACCCGTTCGAGTGGAACCTAACAGGAACGCCGAATCTCCTCTACGGTCTCCGTCCTACTAGTCATATTTCAATCAACTCGGATAGGATCGATCCGGCGCTACTCATCGATGTCGAGAAAGTCCTCTACGGAACTTCGGTGGTGGACCCAATTCTTCCGTCGTTCATCGATTTGCTCACGATGATGGGAGCGAACCTATGAGTCGATTCGAACTTGGAGGTAAAGGCGAACCAATCCCTCTCGTTGCTTTACCAGATCCGAATCTGGATGATAATCTGCCACCGAAGATGTTGGTGCTGCAAGACGGAGTCCCGTTCGTCAAGACGGATTGGGTTGGTCTGGGTTATACCCACTACGAAGTATGGTGCGTCGGTGCTGCCGGTGGAAAGGGTGGCGATGGTGGTGGTCGTTACGGCATTTACGCGGCTACTAGTGCAGCGCTTGATCCGGCGATAATACCGCCAACGGTTTCTTGGCCGTATTACGTCAGCGGAGGGATCACTCATTGGCACGACCCATATGTTGACAAATTCAATGGCGCCAACATGTATATTCCGTTTCCATCGGCATGGGGTGGTGGAGGAGGCGGAGGAGGTCTACACGTAGTGGCAGGACTTCTTATCGACCTTCCTGATGAGTGTCCAGTTGTAGTGGGGCAAGCTGGAACTAATGCAGATCCTGGACAAATCTCACATCCAAATCCGATTACCCCAATACCACCATATTCTCCGGGCAGCATCAACGATACACCTGGAGTTACTTTGGTGGCTCCGGTAACTGGCGAAGACGGTGGGCATTCATCGTTCAATGGCGATACCTGCAAAGCCTCAGGGGGTAAGGGCGGTAACCCAGGTGCGCATTGGTCTGGTAGTACGCTCATGTACGAGGCTAAGGGTGGCGATGGTGGCGTGGGAAACCAGACTGCGGCTGGTGGTGGAGCAGCGGGTAGTGCAACGGAAGATAATGGGGCTGATGGTACTTGGGATGGAGCCATTGGCGAAGGTGGTGGAGGCGGTCGCGGTGGTATGATAACGCCTAGAGAACCGGACAGTATGGGGGGTGTGTAAATAATGGCCGAACCATATGGTTTAGGATATCGCCAAGTTCGGCGTGCTGCCAGTGGCGGTCGTGGATCGTTTTCATACGCCGATACCTCCGTATTCGGAGCTCGACAGTTGCGAGCAGCTGATCCTGTTGCGATATGGCGTCCAGGAACACCCACGCCTGAGACTCCTCAAATAGTAGTCGCGGGAAGTGGGGGTGGAGTTAGAGCTAACCGTTCACTACCTTTCGGTTCGTACGCTCCGGGATTCAGTCCTCATGGAGTCGTCCTGATTCGCCTCACTCGAGTAGAGTAGAAAGGAGGAGCCGTGATCAAGGTGACGACCAGCGGCTCCTTCGCCAAGTCGCAGGCATTTTTGCAGCGCATGAAGAACCGAGAGCAGTTCAAGGCGCTGGAAAAGTACGGACCCATTGGTGTGGCTGCTCTCAGGACTGCCACGCCGAAGGACTCGGCCGAAACGGCCAACGCGTGGTACTACGAGATCGTCAGCAAGCCGGGATATTTCTCCATCCACTGGTTGAACTCCCATCTCGTGGATCCTGGGCGGATCCCGGTGGCCGTGCTCATCCAGTATGGTCACGCCACTCGCAATGGCGGGTACGTCCAGGGGAGGGATTACATCAATCCCACCATGCAGCCCATATTTGATCAGATCGCAGCCGACATGTGGAAGGAGGTGACCAAGTAATGGCAAGCATCGACGAACGCGTTGTTGCGATGAGCTTTGAGAACGCCAAGTTCCAAGCTGGCGTAGCGCAGACGATGGCAACGCTGGCCAAGCTAGACGCGACGCTCAAGACTGTCGGTGCAACATCGGGCCTCCAGAACATTGAGGCTCAGGCACAGAAGGTTACTCTCCAAGCTCCGATGGCGGCGTTGGACAAACTCAAGACCAAACTCGCCTTCTCTGAGGCTCCGAAGGCATTCGCTGGTGTCGAAAATGCGTCATCGAAGGTCACCCTCGGAGGACTTACCCGAGCGATCGACGAGGTCAGCGTCAGGTTCGGCGTTATCCAGACCGCTGCAACGGTCGCATTTGGTACCATCGTCTCCAAGGCTACCCTCGCGGGTGGCACCTTGGCCAAGTCGCTCAGCCTGGGTCCGCTTACCCAGGGTTTTGAGGAATACTCGACCAACCTGAACTCGATTCAGACTATTCTCGCTAACACCGAGGCAGCTGGTACTAATCTGCAGGACGTCAGCGGGGCTCTTCAGCAGCTGAACGTGTACTCGGATCAGACGATCTACAACTTCTCGCAGATGGCCAACAGCATCGGTCTCTTCACGGCGGCCGGTGTGGATCTGGACACCTCGGTAAACGCGATCAAGGGTATCGCCAACTTGGCCGCTCTGTCTGGTGCGGGCAATGAGAAGGCTACGCACGCGATGCAGCAGCTCTCTCAGGCGA